CCATTAGGTTCTCTATTCTGTCTTTAGTAGTGCTACCCCCACTACCTCTATTTTCTATATGGTGTATGTCGTTGGCTCGTGTCCCACAAATCTCACAAGGGATAAAATCGTCTAACACATAGCCGAAGTAGTCCATATATATTTTGGTGTGCTTTTTCAAAGCTCTCCTACAATCGTGTAGTTGTTAACCATCTCTTGTATCTCCTCCAGAGGTCTATTCTCAAAGAAGTCGTGGTATTGATTCAAAGCAAACATTACCTTCTCCTCTCCCTTGTTGAAGAACTCCTCACTAACGGAGTAGACTCCTACATCACACGATAGCTTATCAATAACCAAGAACTTAAACTTGGTGTGGTCTACATTGAATAGTCGGCAGTATAGATATACCTGTACATCGTAGGAGTATTTGTGTCTTGCGGAATACACAAAGTTGCGTAGGTCGCTTGTGGTTTTAAGGTCAATGATAGTACCATCATTCTTTATGATGTCGGCTTTGCCTCTAAAGGGATACCCCTCTACATAGTCTACCGCAGGAATCTCAAATTGTGAGTCTCTTAATAGTTCTACTGCTTGGTGATTCTTGAAGAGGGCTTCAGTCATACGCTCTGCAAGTTTACGCTCTTTGGTTGTGTAGAGTAAATGTGATGGGGTCATCTCCTTCGCATCTTTCCACTTCTTCGTATTCTTACTCGCTACATCTACAAAGGTCATCTCATCAATCTTATGAGGTTCTAATACCATTGTGTGTATTAGTCTGCCATCTCGTAGAGCTTGGCTATTAGTCTCCTCACCATACTGCATTAGATTGTAGTAGGTTCTTGGAGAGTCCAGAAGTTTCTTTAGGTTAGATGAACTGAATGCTACCTTACCGAGATAGCCATAGTAGAAGTCATCTTCAATAGCTTGTTGTACAAGCCATTCTTGAGAGTGTTGCTCACCATTGAGCATTGTGATTTGTTTAGACATAGGTGTTATTTATTTATCGGGTTAATCCCATTCCTTGAATAAAGCGTTGACCCTTATCATAGTCAATGCCTTTTATAAGTCGGTAGATAAAGGCTGATGCTCTACGGATAGATTCCATCTCTGCCTTGCTTGTCTCCTTTCCAGTATTCGCATACATTTGGGCATCTATGTGTAAGAGCTTGTCAATGCATTCTTTGTCGCTTAACGCTTCCTCAAATACTATTTGAGCCTGTAGTATAGCTTTGCTATGTGTCATCATTTCTGGTAGTCTATTTGTCGTGTGATTATTTCTTCATCGTCATCGCATACGCAACTCTCCTTCTCACAATCGTGGCAGCAGGAACAAGTCCAACTGTCATCACAATACTCATAGCAGATGTCACATTGCGCTGCTTGGTCTTCTTGGTACGAAGCCAACTCTCTATCCAAGTAGTACATTATATTCTCTCTATTAGTTCGTAGATAAATAGAAAGAACGCTATGCCTATGGCAGAAGCAATGAATAGAGTGCCTCCGTAGAGGAGGTCTTCTTTAAGGGTGTAGATTTTCTTTGACATAGTAATTTTGGTTTAAAATTGGAAGTTCTTTACTCCTTGCATTAGAGCAATAGCTTGAGTTAACAACGCTGCATCACTCATAGCTTGTATTTTCTCTTCTTCATTCAACCAGTCACCACTAACATCAGCAGATGAGTTAAGCAATGCCGTCTGCATCATTTCAATAATTTCTTTCTTTTCCATTTTAATAAGTGTTTTGGTTATTTGCATACAGCTAATATACACAAAATTCTTAACAACCTACATAGGAATAGAAATTTCTTGAAAAATTATGTCTTGCACATCTTCTATCCTCAAGTAGGTAAACACATCCTGCTTACCGAATCTACCTATCCACTTGTACAAACCCTCCGAAGGTTTAACCCTATTCTTTCTCGTGACATTCTCTTTAGTAAACTTATCACATAGTTCTATAGCCTTCAACCTCAACTTGTCCTTCTCCATCACATAGAACCTATCTGGAAATTGGAATGCTATGTACTCTGCTTTAGAATCTTTAGCACACCATCCGTGATAGCCCCACACATTAAGAAACTCCAGAAGAATGAATCCGTGCTTGTGCATCGGCTTGAGTCCCTTGACATCTACGAGCTTATCACCCCAATAGAAATCTATGTGTTTCTTGTCATCTTCTAACTCGGACTTTAACGCACCTGTAAGAGCCTTAAACAAATCCTCACCATCTTTACCTATGGAGATGCAATGGTCAGTTCTTTCATCGGATTGTTGCAATCCTTTCTTGAGGTATGTGTTTAGGCTATCGGAACTCATTCAAGTCTGTGTCTTTTAGTTTCTTGTCCCCATCGTAGAATGAAAATCTATTGTGCGTGTACTCTACACGAAAGCCTCCGTAGTTACCACTAACATCAAACTTGTATTCGTCTGTGTCGTGTATTGTCGTTATGCCTTCTGCCTCTTTGTACTCCTTTACCTTATGACCTTGAGTCCAAAGCCACACAAGCAGGAGCTTACTAACCTTCGTATTCTCCATATACCTTTCTCAAGTCCTCAATGTGTCTCTTCCATTCTTTAGGGTTACAAGTACAAGGAACATAATACTTGTGTTGGAATACCCTTGCGTGGATTCTTGAAAGGTCTTCGTGGTATCGTGGTCTTAATTCTCGTTCATTGAACTCAATAAAGAACTCCTTGAGTAAATTGTACTCATTCTCTTCCAAGCATAATGGTTGAGTCTTCTTTGGGAACAACATATTGAGCTTGGTCTTACGAGCCTCGCAGCCGCAATCAATACCTGTGAGTTCAGCAAAGGTGTCTACTACTTTCTTAATACCAGTAGCCTTTGTGATTTTCTCAATGTCATCTCCTAAACCTTTAGATGCGCTCTGGCTCACCGTTGGAGTAGTCTTCGTAGTCTTCTTTGTTTGTTTCTTTGACATATTCCTTTGTCTTTTTTAATGTATCAAAAATTGAGTATAAGCTAATCTTCGTTTCTTTCTCTATGTCCCTCATAGACATATCTGTAGTATGGTAGATTTCAAACATCTTCTTGTCATACCAATGCAAATCACTTGTAGACTCCCACATCTTTTCTATGAGCCTCTCAAAACCTTCTGCCTCTTCATAATCAAAGGGTTGCTCCTCTTGGTCATACTCTACCATATCTCCAGAGTAGATAACCACACTCTTCTTGTTTTGAAAGTTGCGTACCATATTACGCAAGGTGACCCATACAAATAACTTGTTGGGTTCATCTTTGTACATAATACGCTCTGGGTCTTCTACATACTTATTGAGTCGTATGTACATCTCTTGCACGATGTCTTCGGCATAGTCTCCTGCGCCAAAGCTATAAGCCATCTTGACCCAATCTTTATGTTTAGAAGCAAGAAGGTGTAGAACTGTCATTCTTCTCTCTCCGTTGCCCAAGTGATTACTAACGCAAAAACCCCGAAGCACAACTGCAAAGAGTGGTACTTGGGGTTCTCAAAATCGTCATTCATCTCGGAGTTCCAATAGTTTGCTCCGACAAGTAAACCTGCTAACGGAGCGATGTCAATCGCAAAGTTCATATTCTTTTCGTAATTGCTTGATTTCTTGCTCCATAATATACAACTTTTCACGAGTTGTTGACAATTCCTCACGAGTTTTTTGTAACCGCTCCGTGAGTAGGGCATTCTGCTTGGTTAGTCCCCAATCAATTCCCTCCTCTTGTGAGCCTCGTAGCTTGTCCATAATAGCACAACATTGGTTGAAGAACCTCATATAGTTCCTATCAAACTTTAGGTTCATCTCGTGTCCTTTGGTTGCGTGTATTACAACTGCGTGATTCTTCTGTACCACTTTTGCAATCTCAAGGGTAGTGTACAAATCTCGTGCCGCTACCATAAAAGCAAACCTTGCCATTACATTACGCTGCTCTCTGGTCTTTGTAATCTTATGATGGGTTGTGTAGTTGTCGTATTCTTCTTGTAACTGTAGTACGGTTGCTCTCATTTAAGGTGTTCGTTAAGGTTATCAAATCGCTCTTCGTAAGCGTTTATCTTTCTTGTTAGGTTGCGTATCGTTAGCTTGAGGTCAGCGTTCTTTGCTTCAGCCGCCCATACCATCTGCTGCACATCCTCTACCATACCTATGGAGGCATCTATAGCAGAGTAGATACTAATGAGGTCAATGAAGATATCCATCTCATACTCATTGCTTGGGTCTTGAGGTTTAAGGGCATTGGCTATCTCCATCAAGTCTTGATTCTTTTGTCGTAGCCATAGCAGGGCAATGCTCTTACTTCCCCCTCTTACCCAACTGTAATCTTCTTGCTTTAATTCATCCATTTAAAAAGGCATTTTGGATTGTTCTTTCTCTTTCTTTCCTATCAAGTTCTCTCCGTGAATCTCAAAGCCTACATTGTTAGGGATACTCCTAAAGCGTATAGGCTCATCTAATGGAGTAGGTCTACCACCTGTCTCCACCTCTTTCACCTTGCGGATATGTACTTGGTTGTACATCCATTCCGTAGGGTGCTGAATATAACGATGTATAACTACAAAGTCATCTGCTCGGTTTACAAACTTACCACCGCCCTCAATATCTGCTGCGCTTGGTGGTATAGGGTGACCTGCATACTCGTGTCCTGCGGAGTGCTTCATTCTTAAAGCATTGGTTACTGCGTGAGCATTCAACCAGATACTTACATCGTGTTGCTTTGCCCAATTCCTAAAGTGGGTACTAACTTCGTAATCATATTCGTGACCTCCAAGTGTTTTGAACATCTCTTTGTCCTTCACTAAAGAATTGTAGGGGTCAATCAAAAAACCATCAAAGCCCTCTTCGTGATAGATGTCTGTAGCTTCCTCAATCAATTCCTTGTAAGTGTACATCTTCTTATCGGTGTCAATTATAATAAAGTAGCGTTGTACTAAATCAAGAGCCATCTGGAACTCGTCTTCGTCTATTTTGTTAATGGGTTTACCCAAGAAGAACTCGGATAGTTTCTTTGCTATTGATACTGGTGTGTTCTCGGAACTAAATACTAACCACTTGACATCATTGACAATCGTTTGTAACAACATTAGGTACAACATAACGGAGGTCTTACCAACATTTGCGTGTCCTAATACTACATTGAAATTGCCTCTTTTAAATCGTAGGTGAGCATCTAAATTCCATTGACCGAACTTTAGTCCTTCCTTGACTTTACCCATTCGGACATCGTCAAGTTTACCAAAGACATCGGCATAAGATATTTTAGACATAGTGTATTTTGGTTAAAAAAGGGAGGGCAAATGCCCTCCCCTAATATATTACTTTCTTTAGAATGGCAAACCATCCGCTACTGGTTGAGGTTCTTCTCTACCTTGAAAGTGTTGCTGATGAGTTGAAGTGGCTTGGGCTGCGCCTTTCTTCATTACCCAATCAGCAAAGAGTTGTGCATTCGCAATAACTACTTGCGGAGTTCCACCAATCTCGGCTGCAGCCTTGAGAGCCGTTTGGCGAATGATTGATTCGTCTTTAGAGGTATGTGTACCACTTGGAGCAGATGTGCCGTTAGAAGGGGCTACATTTGCGTATTGAGGGTTAACGGGCTTGACCGTGTAGTAGGTCTTGCCGTTGTACTCTCTTGGGATGTAATCGTAAGTAGCCTCTTGTCCTACCAAGAACTTGTTCTGGTCTGCGGACTTGGAGTTGTACTTACCATTGTCTCCGTTCTCAAATGTTACATAGAACCCATAGAGTGTTCCATACTGCCCGTTGTAAGGCTCTCCTGCGGACTTAATGTCCTTTACAATAGATGTTTTAGTCATCGTGATATAATTTAGTTAATAGTTCAAAGTTAATAAAAATGTTTATACTCGCAAGGTTGCTCCCTTTAATCTAACCTCAACTTCACAATAATTTTTTTCAACGCTTTGGTCAAAAGTGATAGTGAGCTTGTGATAGTGTTTAGGATTGTCATCAGCAATCCATCCGTTAGCAACGAGAGTATCAGCAGTAAATTTTGAGACAAGTACAAGATTGTCCACATCGGCACGAGTGTTGTACCTAATATGGATAGACATACTCTCTGCAATATGGTGGTCGTAACGAGCCAGTTCTTCTTCAACGATTTTTTTATATTCATCTTTTATTCTTTTTCTAAATGTCCAATGCTTACCTGCGTAGAGTGCGTTAAGACTTATTGTCTTCGGTAGCGTGAGGGAGAGGTTTAAATCTTTCTTCATACTCTAATTCTTTTTCTAAATGGTGGATAGCTTTTCTTATGTCTTGCGACTTGGGGTTACCCTCTTTCTTACCTGCACGAAGTAGGTAGGCGATAGCTACACCCATATTGTAAGAGTCTCTTGCAAAATCCATACATACATCAAAAGCCTCAATGCCCTTGTACTTACCTAAATAGTAGCTTGGTGTCAATTTCTTTTGTGTGGTACTTGGAGAGGTGTGCATAGTTGTGTCTTGCGTGTAGTCTCCTGTCATCGGGGAATCCGAAGTGTAAGTAGAAGTAGTCTTGGATTGTTGTTTCATTGATTTCATATTGTTCTGGGTATTCAGTTTGCTTAATCTTGACTATTGTCTTCATTATTCTTTTTGAACGCTTTAAATAAATCCATTGCCATTGTTCCAGATATGCCTTTGGTGGCATAGTCTCTAATGATGAACTCCTTGAGGAGTCTAACTTCATTTGCAAGTGCCTCTACACGAGCCTCACATAGTTCCAAGTATTGGTCTTTAATATCCATAATTGTGTTTTTGATTTGATACGAATGTACACAAAATTGTTTACATACAACATAGAGGACAAAAAAAAAGAGGCGAATGCCTCTATATATAAATATATCTATATCTCTATATA